CTCTGATTAATTGCGACACTCATCATAGCTTATTTCTCCAAAAAATAAAATAGAAAGCTCGCGTTGACAGCATGCCCAAATGGTATATAATTCCATTTAGGAATATAAGAGAGCTGTTTTTTAAAAAATCGGAGACTAAAATCATGAATTCAAGAGTTGTAAAAAAAATTGCTTTGGCAATAGAGCAAATAGGAACGCAGGAAGAAGTGGCTGAAATCTTTGGAGTTACGCAGCCTACAATATCTAAATGGAAGAGAAATGGGGTTTCAGTTGCAAAAACAGTTCTTTTTTGCAATGTTTTAAATGCAAGGCTTGATGGTGTGCGGCTAACTGCATCAGACATACACCCTGATGTTTTTTTGTAATGAATTGCTACTTGTTGCGTCATAACCCCTATTATACATCGACAATATCGCACGTCAACATTTATAACGGGTAGGAATAAATAAATAACCAAGGAGTAAAAAATGCAGTGGTTTAAATTAAATATTGCCGATTTTCCGATCACATTAACGAACGCTCAGGCTGGGTCTTTAGTGAAGCTGATGATGATTACAGCGAGTCGTGAAGTGATTCCAAACCATGCAACTATGATCAAACTCGTGACCAAGAAGGGACTAACTTCGTTAGAAGTAGCACTCAACACAGACTCAAGTAGCGTTGAACTGCAGCTCAACTCCTTGCTAACTGATATCGAAATAAACGCCAAGTCAAGATCTGATACCTCGAAAAGACAGCAGAAATACAGGGATTCTAAAAAAAGTAACGCGTTACGTAACATCGATAGTAACGGCACACAATACACTACAAACCAAGACACTACAGTAGAGGAGAGTAAAGGCGTTACGCCTCCCCCCTCTGAAGCGACTTTTAAATCTCAATTTTACCTTGATGACTTGTACAACGATTTCTGTGAGAAGACGGAGCTGAGCCCGAAGTGGTCGGAGGCTCTGCATTTGATTAAAACCAAGATTAACAAAATTGTCGGTGATGACGACTATGGGTGCTCGACGGCAGAAGAGGCTCGAGACCTGTTGTTTGAGATTCACAAAGTGGCTCAGGCCAAGAAGCAGGAGAACGCAGCGGTAAATGTGTCGCTTGAGAAAATATATGCGCTTAGATTTCCTGAGAGGTTTAATGAGCTTTACTCGACATTGACTGATAACAAATTTGTAGGAGAAGGAGGATGGGCAAATGAAGATCCCAGCAATTGGCAGTAACGTAATAAAAATGCCGAAACTAAATGCCATAAGCGTTGGTGAGTTTATCGGCTGGATGCGAAGCATGTACGGCAAGAAGTTTATATCTGCGTACCCAGCTGCCGTGATGAACGGACACATTGACCCAGTTTGGAAAAATGCGATTGGCTCGTTTACGGCTCAGATTGGTGAAACTGTAAAACAAAAAATCATTGACGGAGATACAGAACATAGCACTTATGTTCCAACCCCGGCTGAGCTTAGAAAACTTTTCATCGTTGAAGACCAAAAAGAAAAGGCTAAAAGAGTTAGTGAAAAATCATATGAAGAGCAGGAGGCGCAAAGAGACCCAGCAGGGATTACAACTGCTGAAATGATTATTGAAATTGAATACTGGTTTACGAAAGCTAACCCAAGCTGGCGAGCTGACGCAGCAAGAGTTCGGAAAGACCGAGGGTGGGACGGGTATAGCGATTGGATACGCGAGCTGAGCGATGATGCAAAAAAAATAAAAAAAGAGTGCAGGAAAAACCCGCAGAGATGGGCAGAGTCAGATCGGGAAATTTATGAAGAGCGAAAACAATATCGATATGAAAAACACATGCAGGCAAAAATCAGAGAAGGGAGGATAGCGAATGCCACGCAAGAAAGAGACTGAGGAAGCAAAAGAGATTCGATTGGCTCATGATGAGAAAGTGCGAGAACAAAAAAGGGCTATAGATTTATCTGATGTTGAGATTGAGTTAAATTTGGCTTGTAACAAATGGATTGGCGGCTTAGATAAAAAGTTGTATTTGGCGATGGCAAACAAAGTGATTGAGGAAAGAATTTTGGAGGATATGAAAGATGAACTTACGTGATTATATATATATTGCAAATAATTCGATTCTTTGCTTGTGCATTGTTTTCATTTGTTATGGGGGGGGGCAATTACGAACTAAAATAGATCACATAAAACATCAAACAGTACAGCTAAGCAAAAAAATCATTCAACTTGAAAAGGATATAAAAAATGACAGATAATTTAATTTTAGTTGGCGGCATTGGGTTTGGCTTATCGCTTTTATGCAATGCAGCACTTGTTGTTTGGATTCTTGTCAGAAAAGAAAGCGCGAACCAAACAGAATGGGAATTAAAATCACTTAAATACAAGAAGGATGAATATGCAGGCAAAATGTTTCGTTTGATGGAAATATTAAACCTAGGTGACAACCAAATGGGACAAGTGATTGATGCGTATGAATCTGAGATTGAGAGGCTGAAAGAATTGGTGAAGCCTGGGAATGCTATTGAAGCTGATTTTGGACCCCAGCTCGATGATGATGATGAAACTATTGAGACAACTGATTTCTTTGATGACGATGAATTGTTAGGCCTTGTAGAAGAGTCCGATAATGAAACTATTGAGACATATGAAAAGGAGAGCGAGAATAATGAGCCAAGTAAAGTATAAAATCAAATATAGTGAAATTAATCATCCGCCACCAAAGCGTACTGTTTATTTCGAAGATGGGTCATATGCATACGACCATGGCGAAAAATGGATGTATAAGGGTAAAGAGCTGGCAAAACATCCTGACAAGCAGTTGATTGTTGATGCTATGCAGGATTGGTTCTTGACTGAAGATTTTAATGAAGAGGGTATTGATGAAGACTAAGCTTACAATTGCTAAGCTTGTTGATAAAACAGCGACTGATTTGCAAAAGCTTGTTAGGCTGAAAGCAGCTGATGCTGTGGGCTTTTGTCAGTGTGTATCTTGCGGAAGTCGAAATCATTTTACGAAGATGGATGGTGGGCACTTCTTTAGCAGAACGCACTTGAGGTTTAAGTTGTTTATTGAAAATATCCACCCACAATGCAAGCGCTGCAATATGTTGATGGGCGACGCAAAGGTTCACGAGGGGTATAGGAAATACATGATTGATATGTACGGAGAGCGAAGAATTCAAGCAATGCATCGATTGCTAAACTGGAAAAAGCCCAAGTTTAAGCGTGTTGCTGTACTTGAGTTTCGAAAAGATATTAAACGACAAATTAAAGAGCTGGAGAATAGATATGAGTAAAATATTAAAAGTTGATTTTAGCAAGAAAGCATCTAGGCAATGGGATGAATCAGGATGCTTAGCGGATATTTATCGAAACGCTAATGAGCGGGTAACGGCAGAAAACAATGTTTTGAAACAGGTACTAAAGGAAATAGTAGAGGAAATAAATAATTATATTTAACAATTTGGCAGATATTGAGAAGAGAATTTAAATGCAAATATGTGTTATATTATAAATTTGTTTAATTAGGAGATGTTGAGATGATTGTTTTATTGGTAATAGTTTTGGTGGTAGTTGTTTTTGGATGGATGAATTCAGCGGCTGCTTTTAGAAATACCCGCGTTATGCTAGAGAATCAAGAAAGAGTTTTTCGCGCAATGGAAACGCAAGGTTCTAAACTAGAGAGACGGTTTGACAGGATTGATAACAAAATATTTTAAATTGGAGAGATAAATGGCCACAAGAAAAACAACAACAAAAAAAGCAACAACAAAAAAGAAAGCTTTAGCTAAAAAGCCTGAAGATTATCTTGTGGCTAGTGATGAGCCTGTATATTTAAACGAAGATTTGGCAGTCTGGGATAGGTCAAGCGGGAACGTGAAGCGTGAGTTTACTCAAAAGATGATTGAAGAGGTTAAGACGTCTTTTAAGGCTGGTGGAACTAAATATCACGCAGCTAAGATTTTAGGCATACATCCGCAGACCTTCAACAAAATTAAGAGAGGTGATAAGCCTTATGATAATGCAAAATTTAATCATCTGCGGGCAATTTTTGAACAGGGCAGAATTGATGCTGCATTGTGGCACGTTGACTTTGTAAGACAGCAAATGATTATGAGCGAAGGCAAGCCTGTAGACATAAAAGCTGTTAACTGGCTAACTAGGTTCCAAAATGAAGTTGAAGAATTTGGCCCAGAAGAAAAAAGGCTTGATGTGAATTTGAAGAGCACGAGTCTTGAGAGTATACAGGAACAAATAGCTACAAGCTTAATAGAAACTTACGGAAACCCTGATGAATCGTAAAGAGTTTTCAGAGTCAAAAGTAATTTTGAAACAGATTGCGAAAAGCCTTAAGAAAAACCCCAGATTTGAGTTTGACTATCAAGCGGTCGGAGAACTTAAGCGAAGAGTTGATGATTATACGGGGCTTTACGATTTTAAGCCTTACCCTTGGCAGTCTGAATTTTTCGCGGCCTCAAAAGAAAACAAGCAAAAATGTCTTTGTGCTGCCAACCAGGTCGGAAAATCACAATGTGGTTGCGTTGAAATGGCCTATCATCTGACAGGCTTGTACCCAGATGATTATCCGGGCTTTAAATTCGAGCATCCCATAACCGCATGGGCATTGGGTTATTCAGGAGAGCAAATACGAGATGTTGTGCAAAAGAAGCTTTTCGGTATTCTAACTCGAGAACAAGGGTTTATTAGTAATTCAATCATACCCAAGGATTTGATTGCTTCCGAGCCGGTAAGAAGTCAAACAACAGGGTTGGCCAAAGATGTTTATGTTAAGCACGTTTCAGGCAAAAGCTCAGTAATATCATTCAAATCATATAGCCAGGGACACCATGCGCTAATGGGCGCAATTGTTGACTTGGTCTTAATTGACGAAGAGCCAACAGATAAGAACATATTTCCTCAAGTGCTTACGCGTACCGCTAATGGGAACAAGAATAAAGGTGGCCATACAATTCTTACCTTCACGCCTGAAAACGGTGTAACTGAACTTGTTGATTCATTTATGAACAGAAGACAAAAAGGGCAGTTTTTTTTAAATGTGGGCTGGGATGATGCGCCTCATCTAGATGCAGAGACGCAGGCCCAGCTATTAAGCTCGTACCCATCTTATCAACGCGACATGCGAAGCAAAGGTATTCCCGCTCTTGGCCACGGCTTGGTGTTCCCAATTGATATTGAAACGATAAAAGCTGACTACGAAATTCCTGCACATTTCGCAAGAGTTAACGGGATTGATTTCGGCTGGGACCATCCTACCGCCGTTGTATGCATTGCCATAAACAGAGATAGCGGAATGGTGTATGTGTACGATTGTAAGACTTGGCGCGAAGAGGTTCCGAGTGTAATAGCCTCAGGAATTAAGAAGATGTCGCCCGCTTTCGTGCCGATGAGCTGGCCCCACGACGGCCTATCCCACGACAAAACAAGCGGACAGACTCTTGCAGATAGTTACCGAGACGAAGGGATAAACATGCTTTCTGAGAGGGCAACTTGGGAGGATGGAAGCAACTCTGTCGAATCTGGATACATTAAAATGCTTGATATGATGAGGCAAGGGATGCTTAAGATATCGTCATCCTGCGTTGAAATATTTAAGGAAATATTAATGTTTCATCGAAAAGATGGCAAGCTGGTTAAGGTTAATGATGACTGCTTAAGCGCTTTGCGGTACGCAATCATGATGATTCGCTTTGCAGATACTGAGCCAATGTACGGCGCCTATAACGACGAAGATTATGCGGAAACTAGAATGGGATACTAGCAAATTCATGTAGTTATACATCATACATAATGTGTTACTTGACATATACTCTGTAAGTGTATATTATTACTGCATGTACGAACCCCAAGAAGTAGAAGTCGAAATTGATTCACCAGAAATGGGCTTGCTCATAACTGAAGAAGCCGAGCCTATTCACCCGTACTCAAATGTTAAGTCAATGAAGCAGCTTCTTAAGTTCTTCGACATCATTAATCAAAACGAAAAGTTCTACTACCTTCCAAGAAACATGGCTCTTCCGGAGTCAAAGCTTTCTGACATCCTTGATGAAGTACGATTAATAAAAATTGGTTCTGATTGCAAATCTGGATACGATTCAGATAAGCAAACAATGAATGATTGGAGCCAGCACGTCAAAGAAGCTCGCGAGACTTATTCATATTCAAATGAATCAAGCATAGCTACAAAATCAGATGCCAAGGGTGCGAATTATTGTACGCCGTTATTCAGCTCGATTTGTCAAAACTTTTCAAACGTCAGCTTCAATGAGCAACTAAGACGCAAAGACATGGTCTCTTTTACTGCTTGCGGCTCTGATTTGCTAACGGAAGATGAAGAAGACGCAGCCGAGAGATTGGCTAAGTTTATGAACTATCAAATCAACACGTCAATGAAAGGTTGGCGAGATGAGCACAGAAAGCTAATTTATGATTTGCCAGTTGTTGGAACAGTATTTAAGCGAATGTACTATGACCATTTGTCAGGAACAAATAGGTCTGATTTAATCACTTATCCCAACTTTGCTGTTAATAATCACGTCTCAAGTCAAGCCAGAATCACAAGGTTCTCGCAAACATATAAACTTACGCGCTTTGAAATTGAAGAAAAGATGCATTCCGGTTACTGGCGTGAAGACGGTGAATTCAATCCGCTTGATGACCAAGAAGATTCGTATATTGATGAAAATTTAATAGGAATAATTGAGCAAGAATGCTGGTTTGATATTGATAATGATGGCGTTCCTGAGCCTTACAGCGTCACAATTATTGAAAACTCTTCACATGTTTTAGCAATGTACCCAAGATTTGAAATAAACGAAGGGTATGGCTCAATTGTATTTAAAACTGATGAAACTGACGACTTAGCGTTAGAGTCAATTTCTCCAAGTGAAATACCCGCCGATGCTGAAATTAGAAGAATCGAGGAATCAACCAGTATTGTAAAATATGGTTTTCTTCCTGACCCCAAAGGCGGATATTTAGATGTCGGATTTGCACCCGTTCTAAGCAAAGGCATAGATACTGTAAATACCACGACAAATCAAGCGCTTGACGCGGGGACGCTGAAAAATCGCCCGACGATTATTAAAACCTCATCTTACCCTGAAAAATTCCAAGTTGGAAAAATAAACTATACAAATAAAAGCGCATCACAAATAAATGGCGCTATTCAAATGCCTTTTATTGGCACAGGCGTTGACTCTTCAACTCTTGCATTAAAACAGGTTGAAGAAGGACACATTAAAAACTATGGAGGCTCAGTTGACTTTGCATCAATGGCTGCAAACACGCCGGCTTTAACTGCGATGGCTCAAGTTGAGCAATCGTCTAGCTCTGCCGGTGCAATTACTACGCAAATGATTGCATCAATGACCAAAGAGTTCAACATTCTTCACAAGCTAAACAAAGCTTTTGTTTCAGATGCTGAGTATGCAAAAGTCGTTAATAAACCTGTCAGCTTCTATGATGATTGTAAGATTGTTAACTGGGAGCTCAAGCCAACTGCAAGCCCAGAATTTAGTTCTAAAGCGATGAGATTGCAAAAAGCAAGCATGCTCATTCAAACATTAACATCACTCTCACAGGTAAATATGGGTACGCCACTTGTAGGTTTTGACCCAACACCTATGGCAAAAAAAGCCGTCGAGCTAATGGGTGAAGAAGTTAGCGAAGTCTTCCCAGAGCAGCAGCCTATGCAAAAGCTTGAAGAATTGATGAAAGACCCAGAAGTTAACGAATTTGTTACTAAGTCTCAAGAACAGGCGGATGAGGCCATGGACAACGCAAACATGATAGCTGAGACTCAAGCGCAAGCGATTAATAAGGAGCGCGATGCAAAAACAGACTTACTTCAGGCTGATGCTGTTAAGCGTGGTGCTGAAACTGAAAAAGTTATTGCTGAGACAGACAAGGTGGAGGCTGACGAGGGCAAATCTCTGGCTCAAACAGAAGAAATTATAACTGAATCTCAAAAGAACCGCGTTGCTACGGCTCAAATTGCGAGATTTGGAGAAGAAAAAGAAGTAGAAGTGGAAACGGCGGAGTCTATCGTTTCAAAATGATTTTAAAGATACCAAATAAAAATATATGGGTTTTAAAAAACAAGTCAGGCACAAAAACGCTCGGCACTTATCCAACAAAAGAGGCAGCAGAAAGAAGAGAAAAACAAGTACTTTACTTTAAAAACAAATCATAGGACGCAAATATGAAACAAATAACAAAATCTCAATATATTGAGTGGAAAAGCCACCCCGTAACAATCTATCAAGAAAAGCTCAAAGAAGAGCATATACAGTCCATGACTGATGAAATGGTCATGCATTATCAAAATAATCTCACAGACGCGCCAGCAACAAGATTTGCATCAATATTACTAGCTTATAAAACAATTATAAAGGCTATTGATGAAAAAATTAACGATGAAAGTGAACGGAAGGATAGCGAAGATGAATGAACATGAAGAAGAAATTAACCAGCGTTGGCATGAAATGGTTCTTTATTTAATTAATATCGGCGTCAAGCCTTGTGGATATCATTTAATTGTACATGCACAAGATTTCGATGGTCAGCTTAAAGAAAAAGGCATTATTGAGTTGCCAGATGAGTTTAAAGATAAAGAACGCGCTGGAACTGATTGCGGCACAGTTCTTATGATAGGCCCTCAATGCTACATTGGATACGACGGCGTCAAGGCATCTGAGTCTATACCTGCGGCTAATCAATGGGGCGTAGAGCAGGGTTCGTTTGTAGAGTTTAATCGCTACGACGGAAAAGAAAGCGCAATTATTCGCAATTACATGAATAAAAATGACATAAAAAAAGGCCATGAGGATTATGATTTTTTGTCTGCAATTAAAATAATACACGATAACAAAATATTGTCTGCAATAAAACCAGGAGTAATGACATGAGTAATATAGACGAAAAAATAGAAGATATTATAGAGCCAGAGGAGGCCGATCAACTTGATAATGACGAAATTGAAAAGGTAGATAAGCAGGGCGGCTTTGATAATTTCAGCGATGAAGAAAAAAAGGCTTATGCTGATGGATGGAGACCCAAGGATGAATACGATGGAGAAAACTGGGCGCCTGCTTCTACATTTAATCGTATAAAATCTCAGAACGACGAAATTAAAAAGCTTAAAAAGCAAAATGAAGACAATAATCATCTTCGTGATAGGCTAGAAGAATTAGAAAAAACGGTGACCTCAAATTCTGAATCAAGTATTGAAGCATTGGAAGTACAGGCTCAAGAAGATTTCGATAACGGTGATCGTGAAGCATATGAGCAAAAACAAGAAAAGATTAGGCAGCTTAAAAAGAAAAGTGTAAAACAAAATGATCCGCAACAACCATATGAAATAAAAGAATGGCAGGAAAAAAATGAATATATTTTTGAGGTATCAGATAAATCATATTTTGCAAAAGAGGCATTCAAAAATCTAAATGAACATTTTCCTGACGCCCCCCTGAGTCAAAAATTAAAGAGGCTCGATGAGCTAGTAGATGAAAAATTTTCCAAAAAATCACAAAAGAATTTAAATCGCGAACGGCCTTCTATGACATCCTCAAGACCAAGTCAAGGAGGAAGAACTGTTTATGCTAATTTTAAAGATCTTCCAAAAGCTGAAAGAGAAAAATGCCACAAAAGCACTGTTTACAACCATCGCAATGAGGATATGTGGAAAAAAAGGACTGAAGATAATTATCTAAAAAATTATAACCAAAAATTACAGGAGAAAAACTAATGCCATCAAAAAAACAACCCAAGACACCTAAGTCACCCGAAATTCAAAAAGAACCGAAAGCTAGAGCAGAAAGAAAAAGAGTGCCGCTGGGCATAGGTTCATTACAATTCGTTGTTCCGCAGGAGCTAGAAGACACCATTGATGAATATGTTTATAACTACCCGATTGATGACAATATTTCATTACCAGGAATGCTTAGAGCCGGTTATGAAATTGTTTTAGACAATAACAATAATCGTTATGAAATATCGGCCGGAGCACATAATCATGTTCTTGTTAGAATCAAAGCAGAATATGCCAAGCAAGATGAAGATGCAGAGCACGAAATAATTGCAAATAGATATCAATCAACTATGCCAATTTAGGTTTGTTAATGCCTGAAAACTTAATGATGACGCTATATAGATTAAAGCTTAAGGCTCAAAAAGCTTTCGATATTGAGCTGCTAACGCTTCTTCTAAAGAATTGGCCATTTCTGTTTAGCGCAGAATTTGAAAAAAAGCTGAATAAACAAGCTCTACAGGTAAAGCAGATACATGCAGAGCTTTACGCGGCGGCTAATGACTATAAATATTACTAAAACAGCAGTTGATAAACTTGTTGCTCCCACGATTGGAAATCAATCACGCCATTATGATAATCAGCTCAAAGGATTTGGTGTTAGGATTACTTCAAAAGGTGTTAAAGCATTTTTTCTTGAGACAACGATTGGCGGGAAGCGGAAAAGGCTAACGCTTGGCAGATATCCTTCTTTGTCAGTTGAGATGGCAAGAAAGGAAGCGCAAAAGTTCTTAGGTAAGCTTGCAATTAAAAAAAACAAACAAAGGCTGTCAGTCTTAACAAAAAATAAAGGCAAAGATGGTTCTAAGGAATCTACAAAAGTCTACGTCATGATAGATAAAAATACTGGCTACTACAAAATCGGCAGGTCTAAAAACCCTAAGATTAGGGAGAAAACATTGCAATCAGAAAAGCCAACAATTGAAATGCTGTTCAATCATGACGCTAAGACTGTTGATGAAAAGGTTCTTCATTCAAAATTTTCAGAAAAAAGAGTTCGTGGGGAATGGTTTGACTTGTGTGGCTCAGATTTATCAATGATTTCAGATTATTTTAACAAGCAAAACAAGCAAGAATCCTTCACAAACATTTAATGTTGACAAAACAATATATATAATATATAGTTACGCACATGACCTAAGAAAGTACTTTAAGTACAGCTCTCAACGTAGAGCTAAATCATGCCTTGTAATGTCTCGATGCTGATTTGTTGTAACAACTCATATTAAATTGAGTATAAAAAGTTCAACTTATTATTATTGGAGAAAACAAAATGGCAGGATTTACATTAATCGAATCTGCACCTGATGATTCTTTAACTACTGTAGAAGTCAAAGCCGCTCATGGCCAAGACGTAGCAGTAGGGGATATCGTTAGTTTAATCGGTGAAATCTCACCACACGCAAATCCTTATGTAGCGCACACAGTATCAGGCGCAGGCAACCCAATTTTTGGCGTTGTAATAGCAATAGACTGGGAAACTGCAACAGATACAAACAAAAGCTATTTGCCAGCTGGTACTGCTGGTACTTTAAAAGTCGTAACAGATGGCCTTTTTTCATGTGAAGCCGATGCTGCAGTTCTTGTAACAAATTTCGGTCAAAACCTTGCAGTTAATGTAACTGTTCCCGCCGCTGGTCGCAGTCAGATGACACTAAACGTTGCGAGTGCAGGAGCTGCATCAGATCAAATGAGACTTGTAGGATGTGAATCAGCGAGCAAACTAGCTGCTGGCGACAAATTGTATGTCCGCATTAATGAATCACAAGTCAAACAAGAAGCAGGAGTATAAGCCATGACTATGACACGAGGAACTTTAGTTGAAGCGTTGAGAAAAGATTTAGATGAACTAATTGAAGTTAGTGCAAATAATGAACCTGATGCGCCAAGCCAATATATGACTGTAAAAAATTCAGTCTTAGCAGAAGAAAAAGGAATTTTGTATCAACCTCTCGGTGCTGCCTTAATAAAGCCTGAAGGGGCAAATATTAAGGAGGACATGTTTAACTCGATTCTTACGTTTAGGCAAAAGCATGATACGTATGCAAAAAGCGTTGCTTTTACAAAAGAATGCATCGCTGACATCGAAGGCGCTGGGAATGGTAGTATTTTAGATCGAACTGCAAAACTTATTTCTGTGATGGAAAAAGCAAAACATCAACAAGCTACGGACGTATTAAACAACGCGACCAATGCTGCTAATGTTATGAGTCCAGGTGGTCAGCCGCTAATTAGCCTGGCACAAGATGGCGGTGTCGGTGGCGTTAACTATTCTAACCGATTGGCTGCGCTAGGTGCTTTATCTATTGCAAGTTTAAAAGATGCCGTTACTGCAGTACACAATATGCGTGATGCTAGAGGAATGCGCCAAAACATCAAGCCTACACGCTTACTATGTGGCTCAACCCTTGAGTTTACAGCAGCGGAGCTTTTAGGCAGCGATCATTTACCAAATAGCGACTTTAACAATATCAACAGTGTGAAAACACTTGGCGTATTGTCGAAAGGTTACATGGTGGATAGCTATATTGATAGTCAAACGCGATGGTTCTTGCAAACTGACGTGCAAGATGCTAACGAAGGCCTTATTATCTACAATCGTCAAGACATCGAAACAAGAACACACATCGATGAGAAAACCTTGAATGTTATCGTTAGCTCTGACTTCCGTCGTAGCGCTGGCTGGATGAACCCACAAGCAATATTTATGGGTAATATCTAATGCGGGCCGCGTCTACAATTACGGTACAAGGGAACGTCGTTAACGACGGCGTTTCCCTTGATCAACAGCTAGGCGCTGCTGGTAATCTGCTTATTAATGGGGCTTTGGCTTCCTCCGGCATTGCTAAAATGCTCTACAACTCAACCAAAGCTTCATTAATTTCTACAGGAAATCTATCCGCTGTAAATTTCACTATAACAGGCGAAGATGATAATCAAAGACCTGTTGTTGAAACAATTGCTGGGCCGAATAACAATACTGTCTATACAACAAAATACTTTAAGACCATAAGCAAGATTAGTGCTGATGCCGCTGTTCCAGTCAATGTGAAAGTGGGCTCAAGTCAGTACAGTGTATCAAACATTGCTGTTGCTGACCCTGACAACACAAGAGTGGTTGGTATTAACACTATTTCTGAGGCAACAGGTGGTGGGCCACTTGGCGTAACGCACACTGTTCAATACACACTAAGCGATATACAAACTTCTGTTGATTCAGCTATTTGGCATGATGTGACTACTCATTCAAATATTGTAAACGGTAATTATGCGTCTGCATTCAAAACACCGTCTCGCGGCTACAGGATTAAACTTGATAGTTTCAGCAACGGTAAAGTAACGGCAAATTTTGTATAGGTGCTAAATGAAGTATCCGCTTGTGCAATCAGATAGAAGCGGTGGTTATTTTCCATCAAATGAGATGGTGAAGGTCACGTTTGGGATTCACAAGGGGAGCGTCGTTCATCGCAGCGAAATGGACAAAAGGCCTGATGATGGCCCAGTTTATATGAAGCCAAGGCAGCGGCCAAGGTTTCCAGGCAAGGGTTGATAAATGGCTACAAGTGGAATTACAGAGCTTAACATTACCGCGAAAAAGGTAATTGAAAAAGCACTTTTGAGTTTGGGTGTCGGGTCCGCCGGTTCACAGCTCACTGCGTCCGAGCTTACTGACGGACTCGATTCACTCAACAACTTAATAAAAAGTTGGCAAAACTATCATCTTCCATGGCTATCAACAAATGTTATTGTTTTCTTTGATACTAACAAGCGTATTTATAAGCTTGGTGAAGGTGGAGATAAGCAGGCAATGGCTAGCGATTTCCGAGAAGCTACAGTTAACGCAGACGTAGCATTAGGCGGCGCAACAATTGCATGTGATACAACACAATTTTCTGTTAACGACAACGTTGGCATTGAGTTAGATTCAGGTATTCGTTTTTGGAGCACGGTTGCAGTTGTAAACGCAGGCGCAGGAACTATCCAGCTTAATAACGCGGTGCCATCTGCTTCATCAACAGGAAAATCTATATTTTGCTGCACAAATTTCATATCTCTTCGCCCATTATCAATAGATTATGCATCAAAAGGTGTCTATAACGAAAACACAGATGATGAGATAACGCTTTATGTTAAAGATACTTACTTAGACATTGTTGATAAGAAAAACACAGGAGAGCCAACAATTGCTTATTATAACGCCCAACTTGGCGCTGGCGAATTGTTTGTATATCTTGTTCCTGACTCTTGTAATTATTATGCAAATGTAAATTACAAGCGTGGTCTTGAGGTTGTTACTAACCAGAACCAAACGCTAGATTTTCCGGACGAGTTTGTAAGGGCATTAATACCAAGCCTTGCTGTTCTTATGGCGCCAGAATACTCAACATCTGCCGAAAGAACTGCATCTGTAATGCGTTCTGCTGATGAAAATTTAGGGCTAGCGCTATCTAATGCTGTTGAGACTGGCTCAGAGCCTTTGGAGTATCCATATGGCTAGAGTCAATATCGCAGCAACAGGCGGAAGCTATGAAAGCAAGGCATTACCGTTAAGCTCACAAAATTGCATAAACTGGATACCTAAAAAGCTAGAAGCTGCTGAGGGTGGCCTAAATTCTGAAATGCTGTTTGAAGCTGATGGAATATCAGAAATGGCAAATGCGAGCATACCCTATCCGACAAGAAACGCTATAAAAATGAACAATATAGCTTATTTCATAATAGGAAATTATTTTTATAGATTAAATGATGATATGAGCCTAACAAATTTAGGTTATATCTCCGGCCATGGCCATGTGTCAATTGCTGCAAGTGCGCAATATATCGTAATTAATGTGCCAAATGACAGGGCTTATGTTTTTACTGAGGCAGACGGCAGCCTAAAAATGATTACCGACCCAAATTACAAAAAGGCTGCTTCTGTTGTTTATCTTGATGGATACTTTATATTTAATGAATACATGAGCAACTTGTTCTATTGCAGCCAGCTTAACAATCCTTTTTCGATAGACCCGCTTGATATTGGAAGCGCTGAAATATCACCAGACCCAATCATTTCGCTTCATGTTTCTGATAATACACTATTTGTTTTGGGTGAAAACACTATTGAGCTGTTTTCAAACATCGGTGGCACTGGCTTCCCATTCAAGCGAATTCAGGGCGCATTTATACAAAGCGGATTATATAGCCCAGGCTCTATCGTCAACGCCAGCGCCGGATTTGCATACTTGGGCAAACAAAACAAAAAGGCTGGCATATTGATAGCGGGAGCATCAAGTAGAGCAACAAGAATATCAACGCCGCCAATCGATGAGTTTATACAAGAATACAGCGAATCAGACTTGAAAAAAACAATAGCATTTTCTTACGGTTCCGGCAGCTCTTTGTTTTTAGCATTCACTTTTTTTAGTGAAACAAGACCATCTAAAACATTTGTATACGATATTGAAACAAGCAGAGCAGCTGGTTCTCCAAAATGGCACGAGCGTCAATCTGGCTATATTGAGGATAAGTGGCGTGCTTGCTATACGGTCGACTGCTACGGTAAACAGCTGTGCGGAGATTTGATTGATGGCCGCATTGGTGAAATTGAATCTGTTGGCACAGAATACAATCAAATTATATTTCGTGAAAAAAATTCAGTTCCTCTTTCGAATAAAGGAAGGTCAATGATTTTTTCTGAAGTAGAGGTCATGATGGACACTGGAATTGCTGAGCAAGGAGACACGCCCAAGCTCGGAATGAAAGTTTCAGATGATGGCTCAAGAACATGGAAGCACCTTGGCCATAGGTCATTTGGAACTATCGGTGAATATAATACTCGCATGATATGGCGCAGAATCGGAAGAACGCCAGTTCAGAGGGTAATTAAGCTTTTTTGCAGTTCCGTAACGCCGCCTCGAATTCTCCGCGTAGAAGGCGAAATATTGGGGGGAACATAATGCCGAATATAACTGCACCAAAACGCATGGCGCCAATCATAAACAGTGACGGCACCCCAACTTCAGTTTTTGCAAATTGGGCTGAAGAAGTTTCACGTGACACAAATACTGGGTCTGAGCCTGACCAATTTGGAGAAATAACATCAGTATTCGCATTGATGTTCAAAGCAGATTTTGACGTACAAAAAATAAATCAACAATTAGCTGCACTTCAGGTATTAATTAGTCAGGCACAAGCAGACATAACAACGCTTCAAGGAAATATATCTGTAATTAACGGCCAAATAAATGCAATTACTACAGATATATCGGCAATCGGAGCGCAAATATCAACAATAACCTCTGATATAACATCACTTCAATCGAGTGTTGCTGCAAACACAGCAAGTATTGCTAGCGCTGAAGTCGATGCATACAGCCCAATTTATAATAAGGTGGTGATTTAATGGCAACTAACATAGCACTTACAACTGGGAATATGCCAAGCGTAACAACAGAGGTAAGCCTTTATACAGCCCCAACAAATTCCGGCGGCACAAGAATTATTCAATTTACAGTAAATAACACTATTGCATCAGCAGCGTCTTATTCTCTTATTGTTAGAGCATCGGGAGCAACGAGTGCGCTTAAAGATGAGCTTATATCAAATAAATCAATTGCGGCAAACGATTACGATATTCTTTCAGGAACAATTTTGTATTTAATTCCACCAGGATATGAATTATTAGTAAAAGTCGATACTGCTGATTCATTGACATTTTTCGCAAGCGGGGTGGCATTTTGATTGAAATCATAAGTGATTTAAATCCCGTTAAAGATTTTTTTCTGGCAGATGATTACTGGAAAACGTTTGTAGATGACAACATCGATTCTGACCAACTAGTCAATGAAAACGATGCCAGCGTATGGCTATCATATTTAAAAAATGATGAGATTATAGGGTATATATCTATAAATAAATCAAGCGCAATAGGCTTTGAGATGCATCCGGTTATAAAACAATCGCTAAGGTCACAAGGCATAGGAAAAGAAATGATTGTTGAGTTTTTAAAATGGCTTGATGAAACAGCGCCTGAATATATGCACAAAGTCAATGTCACTATTCCCGTAATATTTTCTGGGTTAATTAACACGGCAATCGCAATTGGCTTTAGGCCTCAAGGCGCAGATTTAGAATCTTATTATAAAAACGGCAAGCTTATTGACAGGCTATCGCTCGGTTTAACAAGAAAATACTGGAGTATATCATGAGCTCAGCAATTGGAAGCATAGGGGATATGTTCACCGGAAGAAATAGAGAGGCAGAAGCAGCGCAAGAAGCATCACAAATAGGTCAAGCAGCTGCGAGGGAAGCTGGTGATATAAATCTAGCTGCCATTGATGAATCTCAAGGGTTAACTCAAGCAGGATTTGATGAAGCCAGAGGGCTATCTCAGGCGGGATTCGACGAAGCATCAGCATTAACAGGCACAGCTTATGATGAGGCCGGAAATATCATTTCTGACCAATCGGCGCTAGCTCAAAGCAGGCTTGACCCTTACACGCAAACTGACTCTTTAGATGCTCAGCGGGCATCGCTTGGCCTAGACGGGGCGGCTGCTCAAGAAAAATACTTTGCTGACGTGGAGGCTAGCCCTTATCAAAAATGGCTCAATAAGAAAAATGAAAAGGCAATAATGAGAAATGCTGCCGCGTCAGGTGGCCTAATGTCTCCTGACACATACCAAGCATTACTTCAGAATAATAGTATGTTTAATATGCAAGTTGCTGACGACAGATACAACAAGTTGCAAGGATTAACTAACCGCTCGTATGATGCAAATTTAAATAGAGTTAATCTTGATACTCAACTCGGTTCAAACCTATCAAACAATCGTATTCAGCGAGGAGGGTTGCAAGCTGGTTATAGACTTGGTGGCTCTCAACAAGCTGCTAATTATGCAACTGGTCTGGCTGACAGAATGGCAGGTTATGAAATGCAGGGCGCTAACGCAGCATCGAATGCATTATTAGGCCAAGCAACACAACAACAATCAGGAGTTTTGGGGGCAGCAAAAGCACGTTCAGACAGAGCAAAAGGTGAGCTTGATTTAGGATTTAAAGTTGGCTCAGCAATATTTGGCGGTGGGGGCAAAGCTCCTTCAGCAGGAGTTTAAACATGGCACTAATAAGAGCACATGAAGTAGATTTAGGCGCAAATTACGGCAGCGCTATTGGGGGAGCGATTGAAAGAGGCCAGCAAATGGCGCTAAATTCGCAAGCAGACCAACGGGCAGAGCGAAGCCTAGGGCTAATGGAGGCCAGAGACGCTAGGCAAGTTGAACAACTTCAAAAAAATGAAGCTTTAATGGCACAGCAGCAGCAGCAAGCTGCAGCATTGGCAAAGCAACAGCAAGCGGAAGCTCAAAAGTTACAAACTCTTACTGTAAGGTGTGCTAAGGGTGATAGAAATGCTTGTTTGATGCTGCCTTCTGAGGAAAGACTAAAAGTATCAAATGCACAGAAGCAAGAGTTTGAAAACCGCGGAGTTGACAGCGAATTTAAAATAAAAGACCACGCCGATTTTTCAAGAGGTCTGCAATCAAAATCTTATGACGAACAAACAAAAGCATTACAGAAGCGCGTTCAAAGGCTAAAAGAAGAGGGCCGAGACCCAGCAGACACGCAGGAAATTTTAGATATAACTGACCCACTGCAAAGAAACCAAGTAATTGACGGCTATTCTTCAGCCACAGAAAATATACTAGCGCTCAATGAAGACAGAAGAAAAGAAAGCAAAGAAGCGCGCGACCAAGCAAAGTATGATGCTGAAGTTGAAGCTCTAAACAACCCTCAAGCTGTTGCAGATAAATCAATGCAGCAATCAACAGAACAAAAGAAAAATGAAAGCTTTTATAAAAGATTGGTAGCTTCTAACGCAACTGGGGAATCACAAACAAATGCAAAAACGGGCGGAAGCTTTGACCCAACAAGTAAATTGGATGTGTTTCAGGATTCTACAATCGGCTGGATTGTAGGTGATCAAGAAGGAAGGCGAATATACGACCAAGCCAAGAAAGATTGGACGGCTGCATGGCTTCGTAAAGAATCAGGGGCAGCAATTAGCGAGGAAGAGTGGAACCTCGGGTCCAGCTATTGGCCTAGAGCAGGCGATACCCCAAAAGTTGTTGCTATGAAGAAGAAACAGCGTGAGTTGATACAACAAAACATGCTTAATGAGGCCGCCCCAGAAGGTTGGTACTCGATAGATGAAAGTGGAAAACGCGTTTTAGATCCTGCAAAAATGCCTGCTTTTTCTGTTAACGATAAACAGGCAGGTTCCGCCACATCGTCTGGAGGCTCTTCGCAAGCTGAACTATCTAAAGGAACTTTAACGGCTGAACAAGTAGCCTCAAGAGTTGACGCATTAATGGCGGAATTTTAAATGAATCCTGAAAGAACAGCACAATTAAGAAGCAAAATAACAGAGCTTGTTCAAAATGGAACTGATAGAGCCGTTATACTCGAGTTTGGCAGAAGGTTCAAAGACAAATTTTCTATTGAATCAGACAAGGTTAAGCCTTTGCAATATTCAGGAAAAATGCCAACGCAAGAAAAATTATCACAAACATCAATGCCAACTTTAGAAGAAGAGATGGCAGATGTATCTAGTCCTGACGCTCTGCTCAAAAGAGATGTGCAGGGAATGAACACTAGGTTGGCCGCATTAACAGGCGTTAATACACCTCAAAAATACAACACTACAGAAGGCCAGCAGTATGTCAAAGAAGATGCAAAAGCTGCTGGATTAGAGGGGCTAGATTCTGGACTTGCCGCATCTTTGCTCGGTGTTAGAGAAGGTGCCTTGGATATGGCGTATGGCGCAAGAGATATCGTAGGCGAAGGTAGACCTCAAGCTTCAATTGACAGAAACAGAGCGATTGCGCGTGACGCTAAAGGTTTTGAATCTGCGAAGTTGGTGCCTCAAATTGCTATCGGTAGCCTAGCTGCTGGGCCAGCTGGCGCAATTGGGTCAATTGTTGGTAGAGGCGCTCTGATGGCAGGAATTTCAGCTGCCGAAATGGGGACATCAGCCTTGGGCGAAGGAGCAACGGCAGGCGAAGCTCTGACTCAAGCCGGAATAGGCGCTGCATTAGGCGTTGGTTCAGAAGCATTGGCTCCTATTGCAAAGGGAATGATTAAAGCTATTAACAAAGCATCAAAAGCAAAGATAGCTAAAAATGCATTGAAAGCGAATGGCGGCATTACAAAAGCTGCTGAAGAGTCAGCGCGTAAAGCAGGTCTTACTGGCGAAGAATTTCTAGAAGAAATGGTGACATCTGTGCCCGTTGAAGAAGTAAAGAATATTTATGAGCCATTAGTACAAGCCACCAAAAACATTAAAGGCAAAAAATTTGATGCCTCAGCTGAGCAGATTGCTAAGCAAGCAGACCCAAATTTAGATGTTGTTAGAGCGTCCGTTGATTTAGGCATTCCTATAGATGAAATTCCATTATCAGTTGTATCACAAAACCCATCTGTGAGAAACGTATCAGCATCACTTGAGGCAAAAACAAGTACAAAATCTGCTGCCCTTATGGAAAAATTTAAAAAATCTCTAGATAATGCAACAGAAGACTTTAGGGCCGCAGATTCTGCCGCAATTTCAGAAGAAAACAAATCAAAGCTTCAAAAAGTAATTAACAATATAAAGTCAGAAGAATCAGCAGCTTACAAAAAGTTAGATGATGTAATACCTGGCGAGACTAAGGTTGAAATACCAGAAATTAAAAAATATTATGATGAGCAAGCATTAAAGTATGAAGGCTCAAAGCTTCCACAGCATTTATCTAAATTAAAAAATTATTTTAAAGGAATCGATAAAGGTAACGTTACGCCAACATATGAAAGCATAAAAGCTTTTAAGAATGAAGTCGGGGCATCTTTAAATTATGGTTCTGATTTATTTAGAAATTTAAATGATGCAAATAAAAATCAACTATACGGAGTTCTTAGAGATGCGCAAGGAAGGGCGGCTGCAGCTAAAGGTTTAGGTGATGTTTTTGAAGAAGCGAGCTCATTAACTGTCGCAAAAAAAGCTGCTGCAGATAGATTAAAGCAAGCATTTGGCAAAGACCTTGACATCAATTCTGTGCAAAAGCTGACCTCAGGAATAAGAGGTCTTTCTGATAACAAAGATGCAGCATTTAAAAAAGCTTTTAAATCATTGGAGGGATTAAAGCGTCCTGAAAAAATAGAATCAATAGCTGCATCGCTCGGTGAAATATTTACCAACCCTGCGCAATCAAGAAAGTTTCACAAAGCGTGGAAAGAAAACAAAAGAAGCATGCAAATTCTAAAACGTCTTTTACCAGCTGGAATGAAACGGCGCGTCAATGCTGTTGGTGAGCTTATGAATGCTATGCCTGGTGCTCAAGGGGCTCGAACTGGGATACATACAGCTGTTGATAAAGGTGTAGAGCAAGCATCTCCCAGACTTGAAGTAATGCTAAATAAGCTTGCAAATTCAGCCGAAGTTACTGGTGCCGTAGCCGGTGGCGCTGGTGGTGGATTAGTGGGCGCTGGAGTGGGTGCAGCTGTCGGAGCTGTGGCAAAAGCTGGCATCAATGCTGTTTTCAGAACGCCTAATGCCCTTGCAGTCGACAAAATGCTTACAAACCCACGCTTTCAAACAGTAATGAAGCGCTTGTATACCGGCGACATCAAAGCAGCTAAAAAAGCATCTAACACATTAGAAAAATCAAGCGTTTTTAAGAAATGGTTGATGCTGCAAAAACCAAGCACAATGCGTGCAATTTCAACATTAGGATTTGCCAACTGGATAAATTCAGGAGAAAACAATGAAAGGTAATAGTATATTTTACAATCCAGCGCCAACATTTTGCGACGCAGCAGGTAATGCGTTGGTGGGCGGAAAAGTATATTTCTATGCAACAGGCACAGTCAACCTAAAAAACACTTACAGTGATGCAGCGCTAGCTGTACCCAATCCTAATCCTATCACATTGGATGCAAATGGTAGGCCTGCTGCAGCAAATGGTAACCCAATCATGATATTTTATGATGAAGGGGATTATGCCATTAAGCTTGAAAATGCTCAGGGCGTCGAGCAATGGACTCGTGACCCTGTTAACGGCAATGATTTTAAGGGATTGACGGCAACTGTAGATGAGCTTAATGCTACAAATACTTCATGTAAGTCTATCAGCGCTAATTATACAATGCTGGCTAGCGACCGCGGGAAGCTTTTAAAAGTTGATACCACAGCAGGGGATGTAACCATAACAATGCTTGCAGGTAATGTGGCTGGCAATGGGTATACTTTTAAATGCGTCAAAGACAGCAATGATACAAATAAAGTCATTATCACTGGCGCAACAATCAATGGGGTAGCAGACGCGTACCTTAATGATCAATATGAATATATTGAAGTCGTAGGAGATGGCGTTAATTACATTTTAGCTACAAATTTTGATATTTCTCAAAGCCCTACAGGAATGCTTATTTATGTAATGGATAGTGATGCTCCAGAGGGCTATATTCCCCATAATGGCGGAACGATATCAGGCCCTGGTTTTGGAGGAACAATACGCGCTTCTACTGATATGCTCCCTCTCTATACAAAGCTTTGGAACAAATTTAGTAATACATCAACTAATGTTAAATACGTTGTTAGCGGTGGCTTAGGTGCTTCTGCCCAAGCAGATTTTACTGCTGGAAAAACGATGACGCTTGCCAATATCAATAATATGCCTTTGATTGGTGCGCCATCAGCAACTGATGCTGGCTCAATTACTGGCTCAGATACTCAGGCGCTAACAGAAGCTAATTTAGCTGCGCACACTCATACAATTACGAATACCCCTACAACGACGGCGATAACAGCCTCATCACCACCTCATGCCCACACAGTTACCGACCCAGGCCATGCACATAATGCACTTTCTAATTTTAAGGCATGGATTAAATCGCCTCAGGGCGACGGCCCAGAGCAGGTCGTGATGAGAAACAAGCCGAATCGAGTTCCAGATGTTTCTGAACTTGGAGCGCTTACAGTAACAAACACTACGGGAATAACACTTGGCTCTGCTACAACAAGTGTAGCCATATCTGACCCCGGACATACCCACACAGCGACCGCCGCACCAACAGGTTCTGGAACAGCATTTAACATTAGACAACAAGCATTTAACGCTTACTTATACATTAAATATTGAGGAAATTATTATGCCACTAGCTACATTAGAAATGGGAAAAGACGAAGCCGGGAATACTTTATACAAGCGCGCTGGGAGCAAGACAATTAAGCTTGAGCTTACATACGTATTAGAAAACAGCGAGCATTCAATCCCCGCAGCATCCATCGGGAATGCTTCATATGCCATCATAAGCTCAACATCAGCGCCTGTGCGTGTTGCCAACTCTACATTAGACACAATAAGCACATCTGCTTTTACCGAAACCAATGCAACTGCTATTGAAGGCACTCAATTGTTAGAGATTGAGCCTAATACTAATTTATATATTTTTTCAGCTGACCAAACAACTGTAAATGTTGAGCTATATAAAGCACCAGGAAGCTTCAATGTATAAACGATTTGTAAGAAAGGACAGTATTTACAAGCTTGGTGGCGCAGAGATAACTCGTCATCCTATAAATCCTGTAACCGATTTATGGATTCTTGTGAATGAAGATGGCGATACATGGCTGACGAATGAAAACGACGATTATTTAGTATTAAACAATTTTAACTAGGAGATTTAAAAATGGCCGATGATAAAGTAAAGGCTTCAGAGCTGCCAGCGAAGTCAGTAGGAACGTCAACCACTCTTGTAGGATTAGACACAGGCGATAACACTTGCAGTAGATATGATATTACAAATATACCTGTTGCTCAAACTGTAGCAACACAAACTATTACAGGTGATCAAACTGTAGAAGGAACTAGTTATGTAAACGTTGTAAATATTGATTCTGGGAATGCCCAAATTACAACCCTTAACAATAATCTCGAAATCAATAACACGTACGCAGCCTCTATAAAAGGCGTTATCAACGGACAAACCAACTTTGATGCTAATTACGATGGCACTGACAATACCTTTACCGTAAACGGAAAAGTTGAAACTGACTTGCTTAAAGTCACAACAGGCGCTGCAGTGGGTAAAGTCTTAAAATCTGACGCTGATGGCAACGCAACTTGGCAAACTGATAACACAGGCTCTGGAGATGTGGTAGGCCCATCATCACCAGTGGTAGACAGCAATCTTGCAGCTTTCGATAGCGCGACTGGAAAGCGTATCAAAGACGCCGGCGTTCCTGCAAGCCAAGTAACTACAAATATGGGCAATATTTCTGCAAACACAATTAATATTGCAACCAATGTTACTGCAATTGCAACTAAGTTAGATGAGGCCAACTCGATCTTCAGAGCTGGTTATTCAAAATATTGCGCTGATGGCCGTGACGATTTAGCAACTGTGATTAACTCAATAACAAACGAAGGAACGATTGTTAACTTATCTTCAGGTAGTTTTGGAGGCACAACACCCGTAACAATTAATAAAAACAATATTGCGATATTTGGGCCGCCCAGCACGCCAGGCCTGGTTGAGTTCTTATACGAAATCACAACAGCTAGTACTGCTGATAGAATAAGAATGCGCTATATGATGTTTGATGCTGACTTTACAGCAGCAGCGAAACGCAGTACTTACAATCATTGTTCATTTACTGAGAATTTAAGCATAGAAACTAGCGCCACGCCTGGGTACATGACGTTTGCGAACTGTGGTTTTGCAGCTGAAAAGATAATATCAGTGCAGAATACTTTTGCTTCAGTAATTTACTTCATTAATTGTAATTTTAGCGGTTGTAGCTTTTCTTTAAATCAAGCGACTAGCCAGCAAGTTATTTTCAGCAATTGCGGAGGATTCACATCATTTCCCGCTAATGCGACGTATGCTGGCATTAATACGCTTACTAGCGGATATATTCAGAACACCGTGACTAAGACAGAGCTAGCATCTGGCTCTGGGACAGCAGGACAAGTCTTAACGTCGGGCGGTGCAAATACCCCAGATACATGGACAACCATTTCTCCTGGTGGTTCGGGCGATGTCGTGGGGCCAAATTCTGCAACGTCAGGTAATTTAACGTCTTTCAATACAGCCACTGGCAAACTGGTTCAAGACTCAGGTATTTCTAGCTCATCTGTATTGACTACTGCTAGTAACATCAATTCTCTGAACAACGTATCTACAACTGCACCAACGAACGGACAGATTCTTGTTTATAATAGCACTTCAAGTGAGTGGGAGCCTGGAGAAGATTCCGGCAATAATACGGTAATTGTCAACACCGCTGGCACTGGAACTGTAACAGCGCCCCAAAATACCAAATCGGTTCGTATCACTCTTGGTGGCGCGGGTTCTGGCGGTAGTGGCGCGGGACAGAGCCAGGCAAGCGGGCAGACCAGCGCCTACCATGGGGCAGGTGGCTCAGGTGGGTCCCAGGGTGACGTAAAGAAATTTGAAATCCCATCGAATGCTGGAAGCGTTTATTTTTACGACCTAAAAGCTGGCGGAGCAGGTGGCACAGGGCAAGGGCTATCGGGCTCAGCGACTGCAGGCTTGGAGTCTTTTGGGTTTTCAAAGGTATACGTAGGCTCTTCTGCAGGAGGCCACGAACTTGTTTCATGTTCTGGCGGCCTTGGAGGCTATGCACCGCAAACCACCCCGGGTGGCTCTGCTAATACGCAAAGCTCATCGGCGCAAGGGGCCAATGGTTATTTAAGTGGTGGTGGTGCTGGAGCGCCTGGGTATTACCAGGACAATTCAGGAAATCGAAATAATGGAATTACTGCCATGGGCGGCTCTGCTGGCGGAAACTCTGGCCCTGGGCCATTTATTGGCACTGACAACTTCAGCGGCCAAGCATCCACTATCACGGGAATTGGTAACAGCGCTGTTATTCAGGCTGGTGCTGGAGGACTATCAACCGCCCCGCTAGCTGGCTATGGCGTTGGCGGCTCAGGTGGAGGGGCCTTCGGCGGTGTGGTCACCAGCGTTTCTGCAAATGGCGTAAATGGCACAATGGGCTGCGGAGGCAGCGGTGGCTCGGCAAGGCAAAACGGAAGCGCCTACACCCCAGGAACAGATGGCGGAAATGGTGGAGACGGATATGTAATTTTCGAGTTTATAAGGTAAGGTGAAAAAATGAACGCAAATGAACTTAAAACAACAATAATAGAACCGGTTCTTGAGAAGATGTATATGTCATCTCCTCGCGCGACACAAATGCTTCTCGGTATCGCCGCTGTTGAGAGCGATATGTGCAAAAACTTAAAAAACACAATATGCTCGTCACTAGGGCCATGGCAGATTGAAAAGAAGACCTTCGAAGACATCAAGAACAGATATTTGATGCGTGATGACAAGCAGCAGCTACGTGATGACGTTGAAAACGCCTGTGGCGTTAAGCTTGAAAATTTGCCTTTTGAGGAGCTTTTAACAAACTTTAAATTAGGGTGCGCATTCGCAAGAATTCGGCTCTGGTGGGTAAGTACGCCACTTCCTTTGGCTACGGATGTTGAAGGCATGGCTGAATACTGGAAACAGCATTACAACACAGCAGAAGGCGCCGGGAAAGAGCAAGATTTTTTTGATAAATATAATAAATATGTAATAGGAGAATAATGATGATAACTTTTTTTAAATGGGTTTTTTCACTTTTTAAGGTAACGGGAATAAAAGATATCGCTGATTCCGTTATTGGCGATACAAAACTAACAGGTAAAGAAAAGGATGCTTATTTACAAGCAAAATCACAATATTTAAATGCCTGTATGCCTTTCAATGTTGCAAGACGCTTTATAGCTATATGTTTTAGCTTCCTGTACTTGCTCTTAATTGTCGCTGTTTGCATTGCACATTATTGGTCACCTGATTACAGCAAGTTCTTAAGCAGCATTGTGAGAGACGACTTATCCACATCTATGAACTTAATCATCGGCTTTTACTTTGCGATTGGCGGAGTTAGCAAAATAGGGGAGTTGCTAAGAAAATGAGTGACGACCAAATAAGGATACTGCTAGAAGAGCGATACGACGCAATAAAAAATCATCTCGAAACAATTGGAGCAGATGTCAAAGAGTTGTCAGTGGTTACTAACTCACATACTACAGCAATAAAGATTCTCGAAACAAATTATAATTCATATCAAAAAAGTATCGAAAGCATTGAAAACAAGCTGGACAAGGAATCTTTCTTTAGCAAGCACGGCCACAAGATTTTTGTCGTTGCAATTACTTTGATTGGGATGATTGTTACTTACACAACTTGGAAACATGACCAGACAATGCAAGATAAAATTCAAAATGAACAGTTGCTGGAGTTAAAAGCGCTGATTACTGAGGGAAAATCAAAATAACCCCTGACCGAAACCAGGGGTCGAACTTTCAACGTGCTCGCTTTCCCTGGCAAGCATGATTAGGATATCATTTTTTTGTGAGCTTAGAAACCTTATTCTTTCTGAGCTATTTTCGTTCAAGGTTTCTGACATCCCATTCAAGGTTATCAATAGCCTTACTTCTCGTCTCGCCACTCGCAGTGCAATTAGGGTGTTCGCAAATTCTAGCCAAAAACCCACCGCCTTCTTCTTCTGATTTTTTACGAACAATTACGTTATATTTTTTTTTAGAACGTCTAAAAAACATAACTATTTTCTCTTCATCCTTTTTAAGCTCATCTGCTGACACATAACCAAGGGAGAAAAGCCATTCAAAAATTGACCAAAGCATTAAACCCAAAAGAAACAAAAATAACCCGCCGACAGCAATAGCGCCTAGAGCGCCAAGCGGGTACATTATTGCTACCCATACAAAGCGGCCAAAGGAGGATAAATCCTTAATGTGGTCGCCATAAAACCCAAAGTGATAAAGAGCTGCTGAAATAGAGGAAGGCGAGAGCCATAAGAAAAGATATAGCGCAGCTAATTTCTTTCCGGTGCGGGAGCTATATACCATGCCGTGAGGCCAGTTAGATCTTTCGCTTTCTGCTCTATGACGCAGATTTTCTATATGCTGATTTTCAAACATATACGCTTTTTCAAATCTTTTCTTAAAATCAGGATCTTTCATTTCTTTGTCAAATGTACTCTTCATATTCTCATTTCCCCTTACCATAACATGAAAGCTTAAACGGCAGCGTACAATAAAAATCTTTTATGCACCCCTTGCGCTTTAGCTTTCCATTTTCCTCGGCAGAATCAAGAAACTTATAAAAGTAAAGCAAGCTGCCATCTTTCGATTTATAATTTATTTCTAATTGTTTCAAAATAGCACAAAGCATTTCTTCTAATTCGTCTGCATATGTCATTTCATTCCTCCTCTGTTTGTTGTCCCAAAAGTAGTGCTTGCATACGCTAAAACAATACCTTATAATTCGCTCAAGAGCGTTGATTTGCGACAGCCATACTCTCTAAGTTGTTGTTGTAAATCAAAAACAAGATTTAAACTTTTAACCTTGCCAAGGTTGAGGTCGCGAGTTCGAATCTCGTTTCCCGCTCCAAATTCAAAGGGTTACAATCATTGCTATTTGCATTGTCACATATCATTAATTTTGTCCCATATATAGAAAATAAAATAGCCCGTAAAAGATAAAAGCAAGTCTAAGAAAAATAGGCCACCAACGACGCAGAAAGAACGCTTCCACGACAAGTCAACGAGATAGACCATAGCTAAAACACCCAAGCCAAATTGCATAGCGCCTATGATTGCCAAACGCCAAGCGTACTCATCTTCATCTTCCCTTATCATTGATTTTGTCCCATATATAGAAAATTATATAAACAATAGCCAATAAAAAATAAATAATAAGTAAGCATAAGAAAGATATGATGACAGCAATGCAGAAAGAACGCTGCGACGACAAGTGAACGAAGTTGCTCATTACTAAAGCCCCGAAGAAACACGCATTAAAAGCTAAAAGTGCATCTAACATGCTCATCTTTACTCCCCCCCCTTATCATTGATTTTGTCCCATATTTTCTATTAAAAACCTCACAAAGTACCAAACGACGACCAATCCAACTGGAACCCAAGGCGCAAAAGCAGCGAAGAAAAGGGCAGGAATCATTGCATAACGTATTGTTAGCTCTATCTTTTCAATGCTCATCGCCACCATCCACTATGCTCTTAATAATATTCATAAGCTCCTCAACATTTTCCATAGCTATCTCACATTCATCATAAGTATATGACAGCACCCACCAATAGGCTTTTTTTTGCCAATCTAAATTATTGGAAACATCCAATGAAACAATACAATATTTATCGCCCTTACAAACCATAAACTTAATAAATTTGCCAGTATGTGGCGGAAGTATGCGAACACACCATGATGAATCAAAATTTAACTCCGGTATTTTCATGGCCAAGTTTGCCAACTCAAGCGCTTTATCACGTGCTATTTTCTCAAAATTCATCTTGTTGGCTCCTTTTTATGCTCGTCTCTAAAATACACTTTGCGGACCATTTTTTCTGAGCTATGACCAGCTTTTTCAGCTGCAACGCCATAGCCGTCTGTGTTAACAATATACGTTATTGCGTATGCTCGTATGTCATACAATGTAAATGATTCTGCCAAAAGGCCGGAATCGATG